ATCTCTTCGTCCGAGCTGTACTGCGTCGTCTGCATGGTGCGTGTCCTCAATGACGGTGTACAGGCCCTCAAGCACTCGCGTCTGCGCCATCTCAAGCGCGCCCGTGATGCTGATGCGCTGCTCAACATCCACGCTGATCTGCTGCTTTGCGACCCAGCCGTGGACGTGCTTCAGGATCTCAAGCGCCGCCTTTGCGTCTCCGCCACGGGCGGCGTCATGCAGGATGCCCGACAGCTCCATCTCGCCGTCCGCGCGGCCTTTAAGTTCAGCCAGTTCGGCCAGTGGGTCGAATTGGCAGAGTTGGCGGTACTCGGACGGGAGCAAGCCAGACGCCAAGGCGAGCGTATCGCCTTTCAGACCTTTACGCGCGGCGTCATAGATCGCGTCGAGACGCGCCTCGGTTGCGGTGAGTTTGCGCGGTTCGTGAGGAATGGAATGCCAGGTCATCCGTCATTTTTAAATTAAAAAAAAAGTTTGTGCAAACCCTTCGTGACCGGTGACCGGCGCGGCCGGGGCCTCCCCCCCCCGCCATGGTGCGCTGCAACATGCTCAGGCGCAGGCGCACAGCATTGTGCAAGCGTGCGTCATGGCTTGGGTCATTTAGGCAATCTGTTTTTGCGTTGCCCAAATGACCCAAGATTGTTTGGGTCATTTTGTCATGACCAAGAGCATCGCACCTTGCGCGCGGCCTGGCGGCGCTGGCGTAGAGGGCGGAAAAGCTTGGGTCATGGCTTGGGTAGTGCATGGGTCAGACATTGGCAATCGTAAAATATGCGTAAGTGCTTGATTGCGCGGGATTAAAGAGGGTTTTGGGTCATTTGGGTCATGCTTTCAGGGTAACCCCAGTTCTGTATATATATTATATAGGAATATATACCTATATTATAACTTTTCTAACTTAACATAAAACAATGACAATAATACCTAAAACCCCCTACAAAGCGAGCGCAATCAAGCACTTAGCGTTGGGTCACGCATGGCCATTTCCACCGCCCAACCATGACCCAAACGACCCAGCCAAATGACCCAAAAACTTTTTCTCACAATCCTGTAAGAAAGTGTTTGACAAGGGCGCGCGGCGCGCTTATGTTCAGGTCATAGGCAAACGGGAGACAGACACATGCGTATCATCTCAGACATTATCGACGCTCTGGCGGCCGCCGCGTTTATTGCTGGCGTGATTTGCCTCGCCATCGCGCTCAACCCGTAAACGCGCCCTGCGCATTGGAAAAGTAAAGGAAACGCAATCATGACATACGCAACGAACGGCAAGTGCCACAACGCCAATCCCGGTACGTTCGGCCACGAATGCGGCAAGCCCGCGCAATTCATCGGCACAAGCGCCAGCGGGTTCCGCTCCGGCTATTGCGTCAAGTGCCGCGCCATAGGGTCCGAAGCGCGCCAGTGCGTCGCATGGGAACCGGCACCGACACGCGCCGCGCAGACCGAGCGCGATCTGGATCGCGGCGCGATGGAACATGCGGCCTGGTACGATACCAGCGCGGAACTCAGGTAAGACGCAAGTCTATGCCAGCGCAGCCAAGCGCTGGCATATGCGAGCGCCTTCGCTCGATAACGGGGAGAACATCACATGCTCAAAGTTACGCTCAACATCCGCGCCTTGCGCGCCGTCCTGGTCGCTGTCTCCACAGAGGAGACGCGTTACTACCTGAACGGGATCAATCTGGAATTCACGCCCGATGGCGTCATCATGGCGGCGACCGATGGCCATCGCATGATCATCCTGCGCCAGCCCTACGGCGAGCACGCGGCGACGGCCGCGCACGCGAGCGTTATCGTGCCGCGCGACTTGGTCGCCAAACTCAAGATTAACCCGCGCATGAAGACGCTCGACACGACCGACCTCACGATCGGCGACGACGGGCGCCTGACGTTCGAACATGCCGGTGAGTCGTTCGGTGGCTCACGCGTCGATGGGGCGTTTCCTGATTACCGGCGTGTTGTGCCGCAAGATCTGGACGGCAAGCCTGCGCAGTACGATCCGATCTACCTAGCCGACTTCGCCAAGGCCCGCAAAGAGCTGGGCGGCGACCGCACGACAAGCCCGGTCGTCAGGTACAACGGCGACAGCCCGGCCGTAGTTGACTTCGCCTATGGAACCGGCTTCCAAGCTGTCGGCGTGCTAATGCCGATACGTGACCGGACCGATACCACCTACTACACATGGGCGAGCGCGCCAGCGGCCGCATGGCCTGACGCGGCGCCCGTGACCAACGCGGCCGCCGCCTGACGCGGTCACGCAAACGTGATGCAAGCCGGGCAAAAATAATCCGCCCGGCTTGCAATAAAAAGATCGACAGCCTGCAACGCATTGGATAAGTTAATCAGACCAGCGCAAACGCGCCGCAACAACGGGGAACGAACATGGTCACGCTGATGGATTGCCGCATTCCGACACTGCCGCCGCGCGCGCTGCGCACCTTTGAGACCTACGAGGCGGCGCTGACGTACGCTGAGACGACCCTGCGCGCGTTCTGCATCGAAGAGGATGACGACCACGCGGGATACTATGACATCGCCACGCCTGCGGGCCTGTACGAGCTGCGCCCGTTCTGACGCGCTAAGGCCGCCCCACGGGGCGGCTCATAGCGCGCCAAGGGGCGCGTGTTAACGGGGAACGAACATGACCAACACAACGCACAACGGTTGGACGAACTACGCGACGTGGCGTGTGAACCTTGAGATCTTCGACGGCATGGATCTCGCGGAATGGAACCTTGACCGCTTTGATATTTTTGAGCTGGCCGACTGGCTGAAAGAATATGCGGGCGAGGTGATCGAGCAGACATCGACGCCCGGTCTGGCGCGCGACTACGCGCTTGCCTTCTTGGCCGATGTCAATTGGGCCGAACTCGCCAGGGCGATGCACGACGAGCAAGAGGAGCTAGACGTCTGATGATGCACCTCGCCATAGCCTTCATTCTATTCGTGATTATTCCCTTCGCCCTTGTGGGCGCCGCAGCCTTATGGGAGCACCTGACAAATGACTCAGATACAGACTATCGAGATCCGCGCATCTGACGGGAGCCTCGCGGGCCACGTCGCGCGTGTCCGTTACCTGCCCACGCTCGCCCGGCGCTGGCGCGGCGTGACGACCGACGGCCGGATCATCTACGGTCGGACGGTCCAACGCGTCGCGCGGGCCATGCTAGCCGAGCGCCGCGCATGACCGACGCCCGACACGCATGGGCGGCGCACTACGCGGCCGTGAAGGCCCGCATTGCGACGGGGCTACGCCCCGGCGCGGCAACGCTACCAGCGCCGCCAGCAACGCTACCAGCGCCGCCAGCAACGCTACCAGCGCCATCAGCGCCGCCAGCAACGCTACCAGCGCCGCCAGCAACGCCGGAAGACCCGCCGGTCCTGTATAGGACCGACACGGCTTGGATACGGCTCACGCGGGCCGAACACGCCGCCCTGCCACACGTCAAAGAACGCGCGGCCAAGCTGGCGGGCAAGGCCGCGCGGCAAGCCGCGACGGCCGAGCGCATGGCGAGCTACCGGCTGACGCAAGAGCAGCTCGCCGAACTGTGTGCGGACATCACAGCCGCGCACAAGACGACCTGGCTGGTGCTAGTCGGCCGGTCTCCGGCCGCCGTGCACCTGCGGCCACGGCTGGAGGTCTACCGGCGGCTGCTGGCGCTGGGGTGGACCTACTCGGCCATTGGGAAAGCCTGTGGCCGGGATCACAGCACAATCATGTACTATATCAGACGATGGGGGACGACAGATGAGCAAGCACAAGCCTAAACAGCATCCGCAGGCGCAGGACGCGCCGCAGACGATTGAACAGACCCTACAGGACCGCGAGGCGACGCACGGCGACTTCGCGGACGTTGCGGCTTACGCGCAGCTCATGAAGGAGATCCTGCGCAACTCCACCGGCTACCGGCGCATGAACGACGCGCAGCGCGAAGCCTGCGAGGCCTGGCTGTCAAAGACCGCCAGAATTATGGCGGGCGATGTCGATTATGACGACCACGCGCATGACATCGCCGGTTATGCGACCCTGTACGTGCGAGCCTGTGGCGCACGCCATGCCGAACGCGCAGCGGCTGACGCGCTGGCGGAGCTGGAGGCGGCGATGGTCGCGCCGCGTTACGCACCCGGCGACGTGACGGTGACGCTCGTCAACGGCGCGGCCGCAGCGTGAAACCACACGCGACACGCGCGGCGTTCGAGCGGCTCAAGCGCGACGCCTGCACCGAATGCGAGATCGACACGGCGACGTTCGATGGCCGGTCACGCGTACACGCCGCCAGCACCGCCCGGCACCTCGCCTGGTGGCGAGCGCGCGACAGCCTGCTCGTGTCCTACCCGCAACTGGGCCAGTGGTCCGGCGGGCGCGACCCGACAACCGTCTGGCACGGCGTGCAGTCGTTCGACGCCTGGCTGGATGGGCGGACGTTTGAGAGCGCCATACGCAAGCGCGCACGGGCGCTGGAGTACTACAGAGCAAAGAAAGCAAGGGGTGAGATATGACCGAGGATCTGGACGACCTCACGCTGATCTACATGTACGGGTTTAAGAATGGGAAGGACAGCCTGAAGGACGAAATCGAGCGATTGTTGCTGATCGAGCAAGGCTCAGCGGAACCGTGCGACACGTGCGGCTGGCGCATGAAATTTCCCAACGCAGAATGTCGTAAC